ATATAAGCAGGATATTCTGACTTAACATTCTCAGAATCTCTGCTGTCCCAATGTAATCTGTGCCATTGTTTGCTGATTTCTGGATGAAACTGTGTGTCATGGAAGTATCCCCTATTCTTTGTAGGGTTGCCAATGAGCAATACCCTGTTATCTTCCTGCGTCATAGCACCTTCAACAGGTACAAACACCGGATCTTCAACACCAGACGCCTCATCGATAATAAACAATAAGTGGTCACCATGAAAACCTGCAAGAGTCTCAGCCTGGTCGGCCGGATCTGCTCTAACAGACGGCGAAACTGCTCTTGCCCACCACTCTTTTGGAGCAAACTTGTGGAATATCTTATCACTCTGCACAACAAATTCCTCTTGTACTGCAGAATCACGCAGCCATTTGGAAATCTCTGACCATAAAATGTCATTTAACTGGCGAGCAGTCGGTGCGGTACACACTACCTTAGCGTAGATGCGTGTCGACATAAACCACAAGACTGCCCATGATGCAGATGCGTCCTTACCAGTTCCATGGCCTGACCTTATGGAGATACGCTTTAAATGCGGTAGCACCTCTAAGAAGTCTCTTTGCTGCCGAGATATCTTAATATGTGGCTTGTTGACAAGCAGTACTTCCTCAACAAAACGTACTGCGTCCTTTCGCCAAACCTTAATCTTCTCAAGTATGTTCGCATTAAGTGCCATTGTCTTTATCTCTGTTATACATAGACATTATTCCAGCTAAAGTCGGAGGAATCATTGAGTATACTGGGTGACGAGATGGAGTCTTTTGAGTAATGGGAATGTAGGGGACTTTAGTTAATTGTACTTCCTTTAAGAAAGGTGACGCACTTTTTCCTGATGCCAGTCTGGCAGCTGTATTGAGTACAGACATTACTTCTTCCTCTTCTTCATCATCTGTTCCATGACTTGAAGCAACTTCATCTGCTTCTTGCCACTCTTTTGCAAGGATATACTTCTTGGTTTAGCAAGTTTAGATGGCATTATCTTCCTACCATCCTGTTGATTTCTTTATTCTTTTTAAGAGAATCGTACAACTCCATAACATGCTTACCATGATATCCAGCATTCCCATGTTAGAATAACTCCAACTGCTCTGGCTGAGAATTACTGGTATCATACTCAGCATCAATAGGTTCACTCTTCTCTTCTTTGCTGGCAATGTCCTCGCTTTCCAGATGCATAAGATATCCCACAAGTCCATGGATTTCTGTAGGCCTACCAGCATTAAGTTGTTCAGCCTTGTGAAATGCACTGAAAGCAGTTGCAATAGACGATAGAGGAGCTTCTGCAATCTTGTCATCAGTTACTCCCTCAATAAGTCTTCGCTGAACAGCAAGTAGGTCAAGATTTCTTACCTTGTCATAAGCCAACAAATCGTTTTCTTCTGTCTTTAATCTGTTAATATGATTACGAATAGTCGGAGCTGACACTCCCATAACCTTAGCCATGTCGACATCCGACAGCCCATCTGTAATCATATCCAGCAGAAGATTTTCGTCAAGCTTAAGTGCTGCCCTACCCATCTCACATCTCTCCTTCGATGGCATACTATACCATATTTTGTTCCAGCTGTCAAGAAATCTACACGCTGCGCAAAACATCTAATCTTTTCTGCTCATGCCATCAGCAAGAAGGTCAAGCATCATATTTACGTCAATCTCTTTGGTCATCTCTTTACCTTCCACAACTCTTCATCAAAGGGTACATTCTTATCTTTAGTCATAAGCATTTCAACAAAATTCTTAAGTAACTTCTGTTCAGATACATGTCTTAAATCTGTACTAACTACAGCTGTTGGGTCTTGATTACTTAGAAAATGAGCAACTTCTTTTCCAGATCTTTTTAGTGAGATAAGTCCAGCTAAGTCTTTTGCCCAAGTACTATCTTGCGGAGAAAAGTGTTTTGCTAGTTGCAAAATATCCTTATCAATAGGTATTTGCCCCATATCAACTGCATCGGCAACTGGTGCTCCCGAACCATTTCCCCAATGTTCTACTGGTCCAAAGTAACCTACATCTGCACCAGTAGTTGGTAATAACTTTTCTGATAATCTTCCACCTTCTTTAGATAGATTCTTTGTAACTTTATTCCCAAAGAATATACCAGTTTCTTCTCCTAATCTCTTAGTAGGTATTCCTTTAAGAGATTTTAAAATCTGTGCTACTATTTGAGTTGATGCTGGCATCTCTTACCCCTCCATAAATCCTTATAATTTATTATGCCCCATAGTAGCACAAATAACGGGAGAAGTCAAGCCTCCTACACCCTGCGATTCTACTATTTTAGGAGCTATTAAATATTATTTTTGGAGTTTTGATTTTTAAATTTTGCTCGTGTGGTCTGAGGTAGCCGTCTTCACGCCGTCAAGGTACCTGCTTGGTGTCTGGTGGGGGTGTCAGTCCATGCCCCGAAAAAATAATTCAAAAAACGTTTGACTTTTGCCAGAAGTTATGATAATGTATAATCAAACAGTGGGAAATCCCACAATGCTCTTTGACAATTTAATACCATGCCATCGATGTGTTGAACGCTCGTTGATTGTTTCAACGGGAACGCCATCGATGTGGTATGAAGGCCTATTAGTCCTGACCTATACGGCAGGCTTGGCAAGGAGTAATATAATGGAAGAGACCAAGAAAGCCATCACTCGTGAGGCAATCATCTACGACGTTGAAAATATGATTGTTACCAGATGGGGCGCAAAGTGGGCTTATTGGAGATACGACGTTACAGGTGTAGCCGACGAAGTGAAATTGTATTGCCTGAAAGGTTTTATTGATGACCTGAATGATTGCACCGCCAACATCAAAAAAGCCGACTTCACCAAAGCAGGCAAGTTCGACGAAGCCGCTTGGAAGGATGCCTGCAAGGAAAAACGTGAAGACCTGTTGGCGCATATTAACGCAGGCACGCGACCAAAGTCTGAGGGCAACAGCAAAGCCAAAGAACAGGCTCGCTTAACGGCAGACATCGCAGAGGCAACTGCACGTTTGACAGCATATGCAGATATCCTGCCCACATTAAAGGGAAAGGCCAAGGCCGGTATCGAAGCCCTGTTCGCCAAAGACTGGGATAATCTGGCAGAGCTTCAGACCGCCCTGTCCAAATTGAAAGCCTAACACAAAGGCTACAACCCCTGAGGGAGAAAATCCTTCAGGGGTTTTTCTTTGTCTGCTATCCATACCAGTTATTGCTAACCAGCTATGTCAAATTTTTACATGGATTAGTATGTAGTAAGTGGCACGTCCAAAACTATATTATATAAGTGGCACGTCCCAGATATTTCCTTATGGCTGGCACGCCCGAACTAATATATTATAAGTGGCACGCCCGAAACTGCTTCATTTAGTCAGAACACAACAATATAACAAAATAACAAAATAACACCCTCTAGGCCTATCCCGTGTTATTTGTTGTATTTCTCTGTTCCTCACATCTCTAATGTTTCAGTATTGTGTTCTCATCTCCATAGTTCTCAGCTTAAATTTTCGCTAGAAAAAAAAATATATAAAAAAAAATAAATAAAAATACTTAATAAAAGAAAGGACAACACACTCTACTGACCTTACAACTGAGAGCAACAACTGGATACAATAAGATGGAATAACCAAGAAAGACAACAAATAACATAACATAGGTCTAATGGATGTTATTTGTTGTATTTGTTATATTGTTGTATGCTGGCCGCGCTCATCTTACTTTACCGAAGCAATGTAAAAATTTGACATTGCTGGCAATGCAAAGCATTGAAATTTATTTGATAGTTCAATGGGTTGACTAATAAAAAATGATTGACAACTGGCGCAAAATGTGGTATACTCAAATAAAACAACTGAGAAAGGAGGAACTAAATGGGAAAACAGATAAAACACAACCTTCTGGGAAGTATGGTATCTCTGGCACATCACTGGATAAAAGAGATGAAAAATGGAAACTTGACAGTACAGTTCGTTGAAGAAGAAGATGGGGAGATAAGTGAGATTAGATTTTATAGCAATGAAACTGATGAACTGGTTGGTATTATTGCTAACAAAGACAAACTGAATTAAAAGGAGAGATTATGGAAGTCGACACAATGAGATACTGGGTCTATTATCACGATGAGTTCAAGATGGAATTTGCTTCTATCGTAGAAGCAAGGGAGTACGTCCGAACTCACATAAGCATTGAAGAGGCTAAAGACGTAGATGAGATATATGCAATACTCAAGGTTATACGCTGTAGGCTGTAGGCTGTAGGCAATTCAACAAAAGGAGGCACAAAATGAAAGTTTGGCGTTTTGCAGTATGTAGACTTAAAGAAGGAGATTGAGAAAGATGAGCGCTAATAAAACAATAAGCGACCTGCAATGCAAGCAGGCAATCCAGATTATTCTGGACGATACTGCACACTACAACAGTTCGCTGAACTATGCTGTGAACTATTGCAGGTGTGCAATGCATCTGAGTGGTGAGAACTTGAGAACCCAAGTCCTCTACATCCTAGGTAACATCACTCACTGGCGTCATCCAGATGCCAAGAACGTGAGAAGGGCGTTGAAAAGCTATGTTAGTGAAGCTGGTTAAATGCCCTCACCAAACGAAGTTTGAAATGCACGACTGCCCGCTTTACCAGCCGTGCATTTCACCAGTTTCCCCGATATGCAGGTTCTTGCAAGAAGGGAATTGTAAAGCAACTAAACCAAAGAAAGGAGTGCAAAATGAGAAAATCGTTTAAACATACTGAAGTCGATAACAGCAGAGTATGTGTAGTTTGTCGCAGACCACTGAAAAAGAATTTACTGGTTAAAAGACCTAACGCAGAAAAGTGCTTTGCCTGCACAAAACCAGATCGCAAAGCTAACAAGTTGATTAATCGTTTAGCTCATAACTAAGGGAGATAGCCATGGAATTTACTAAGGAAGAAATAGCCTTGATGAAGCAGCTTGGTATTAAACCACCGAAGCAAAGCCGGAAGAAAGCTGATAAAGAAGCTCCAGTTAAAATTTCTTTGGACGAAAAGTCCGGTGAGATTACTAACATATGTAAGTGCTGTGGAAGCGTAACTAAAACATTTTGCGACTTTGTTAAGAGAGATGACTGCGACGGCTATGCTATTAAGACAGTTGAAGTGCCATCCCATCGTGTAACGGAAAAGATGGCATATAACGTAGTTCAATGTATTGCCTGCCGAAACGAAGTTCTGCTCGAGAGCTACGAAGTGAAGGAGCTAGTACGGCTCATCAATAACTTACGTAGATATACTAAAGTAATCTATGAAGAATAGGAGGCAAACCATGACAGAAACACAGAGAAAGTTTTTGACTGAATATCTTGGGGAGCAATGGTGGCACGTTGGGGTTCGTGATTACTTGAACCGCACCTTCACAACCGCACAGGACAAGCAGGATTTGCTGGAGAAGGTAATTGAGAATGGGGAGTGGGTAAGATATAATAAAACTGGTTTTGCCCACTACTTAAAAGCAGAACATCAAATGAAAAGTGTTGAGGGTAGTTGTTCAGAGTTGTTTATAACATGGCTCATCCAGCTATCACCAGAGCAAACCGCCGAACTTATCTGCCGGTGGAAGGGGGTTGAATGATGGGACAAGCAAAAGCACGAAAAGCTGAGATTATGCAGCGAATTAAGAAGCGTAATAGGTTTCTGTATCTGTGCAAGAAATATACTCGACACACAGACAGAGAAATACAGGTAGCACTAAATGTGCGTATCTGGGAAAATAAAATTTAACTAAAGGAGGATTTAAAGATGGAAAAACAAGTAGTAATTTTTGATGTACCTGAGGCGAAGAAGCACTCCGTGTGCTACAAGACAAAGCAGGAAGATCCTGCCGTAACCAGCATCTATGTGATGCGTTCACATCTGGGCAATCCCGCCCCTAAGAAAATCAAAGTTACAATCGAGGAGGTAACTGAATAATGGGCAAAAGTATTGAGGCGAGATTTACAATTTCTGTCAATGATGATACTACTGACAAAGACGTAGATGATTTAATGGCTGATACAGTGGATTTTATTGCAGCAAAGCCTGGTGTACTGTACGTCGAAAATGATGAATGGGAGGAGGTGTAATATGCAGACTATAATTAAAATAGGTTACTCAAGATTTTTAATTAAGGCTAGCGATATCCCAATCTTTGCTGAAATACGAGAAGTCGAAGAGAGGTACGTTGGCGGAGAAAGCATTTTTATTCTTAAGGATAAACAAGTAGCGAAAGAGATTTCTATCGTGGAAGATTCTCAAGTTCGGCTTAAAGATGAAGAAGTTAATCTCACGTACAAGGAGTTGTATGACCAATTAGAAAAAACATGCGATAAAGAATCAAGCAAACGATGGGAACTGGAGCGCGAGCTCAAAGAACTGAAAGCTCAACTTGCTCCAAAAGGGAAGGTGGCTGAAAATGACTAAAGCAGAGGCAGAGGATATTTTCTTTCGTGCAATAGCTGCTGGAGAAACTATCTTAGTCGAAATGACTCCTGCTGAAGTCAAAGTATTTCGTGTCCTGATTGGACGAATGATGGGACAAATGGAGACTAAGAATCGACCACTCTGGCAGAAAGCAAGAGAGTTTGGCATAGAATATAAAGAGCCTTATGCCGTGATTAAGAAAACTGTTAAACAGCGCCCAATGTTTCAGATGGTAAATGGTGAAATTGTCGAAATAACTGACAAGGAAGGAGATGAAAATGATAGCAGCATATAAAAGTCCGCAGTTGTCAACATTCTTAGATGATATGTCTACGCTAGTATACGGCAGAAAACGCAGCGAATCTATTGCAAATAACATCTGCGTATCGTGTGGCAAGCCTCCTGTGTTTGCTGATGAGGAACAGATGACAGAGTTTGGTATCTCTGGTCTGTGTCCTAAATGTTGGCAGGAGATGGAGAAGTTAGGAGGTGGGCCGGAATGAGAGTAGCTTTGATGAATTCTGTATATGGATATAAACCCGCAAAGAAGTATGTGTGGTGGCAGCTTGTTGTTACTTTCTGTTATGGATTTATAGCAGGGTTGTTGTGGTTCTTATTTTTGATGGAGGTAATGACATGAACTTCGTCAATGGCAAAGTTGTACTTACAGCAGAAGAAAAGATGCATAATGCTGTATACGTAGCTAAAAGGAATCGTCTAATTCCAAAGGCCTATGAAGAAGCAGAGTGCATGCACGGAGACCCGACGGCTCAGTACTTTGAGACCGTACAGGAACGCATGGAGAGAGATGCTATGTGGAATCTACGTTTCCATACAGTAATGAATGAGTTAGCTAAAGGAATTACGTATGAAACTGATTCTGGAAGTTGTTAGTCGAGACTTCTTCGGCGTATTCACTGTTCAGGCATTGATAGATACAAAACCATATACCTTTGCTGTGAACAGTGAGTATGCCATTAGGCAAATTCAAAAGCTAATCCGGCAACGTAGGCCTGGTCGAGCACTGAATATGCTGAAGAAATTTAATGTGAAAGCTTAAAAATAAATGCGTTCACTTGAAAAAAGTTCTTGACAACTGGGAAAAAATGTGGTATAATGCTCATGAAACAATGAGATAGGAGTATTTAGAAATGCCACACGTCCAGACAACACTTGACAGCGAAACCTTTAAAAAGGTGAAGAAAGACGCAGTTGACAAGGATAAAACCTTAAATGACTACGTTAGGGATGCTGTGGTGCGGGAGTTGGCAACGCCAACTAAGGAAGCGAAAGAGGAAACAACTAACCAACCACAAGATAATCTTTTGAAAGGAGATTAGTATCATGGCTAAAAAAGTTAAGAAACTCGAGAAAGAAATCGTAGGTACAGTCGTCAAAATCACAGAGGTTGTTACCAACACTGCAATGGAGTTTGATTTTGCCAAACTGCCCAAAGAAATTCAGGAGAAGTTCGGGCCCTTCGGCTTGAGCCACAAACTGGGTGATTCGGCAGCCGGTGCTTCGGGGCAGGAAGCTGTCGATTCCATCAAGAAAGTTTGGAACGGCCTGATGAAGGGTGACTGGTCTGTTCGTGCACCGCAGGGAGAAAAGGTTTCTCTGGCCTCTATCGCTGCAAACCTCGGCAAACTGCCGCCCGCAGAAGCTGCTGCTGCCAAGGCACTTTTGGAGAAACTGGGACTCATCAAGAAAGATGCTCCCGCAGCTCCGGCCAAGTAATTCTTGCGCCACTTTGTAGTTTTATACCGCTTACTGGCTCAGTCCTAATCAACGTAAATTTTTTACGTGGATTGGGGCGAGCCAGTAATTCTAACCAAGGAGACCACTATGATTACTGTACGTATTTCCCACTCCACAATTAAACAGCTGACAAGCTGCCCAAGAAAAGTTCTTTTCGAAAAAGAGCTACGTTTGTTTCCAGTCAATGGCAGCATCGCTATGCGTTATGGCAGTGGATTTCACAAAGGTATGGAAGCATACTACAAAAACAATAAGAGTATTACCCACGCATTAGAGGCAGCAGCTGAATACTGGCGTCAACCTACCCTGCAACATTACGAAGAAGATTATCGCAACCTTGACTCATTGCTCAATTCTCTGATGCTTTATCACGACCAATACCACTCTGACAACGAAACAGTTGCCGGTATTCCTGAAAACAAAATCATATCAAAGATATCCTTAACAGATAAGGAGAAAGAAATCTATGGCGATTTCGATGTTGACTTTGTTATAGTCATCGACTTGATACTGACTGTTGAAGGGATGCGGTGGGTAGTTGATTTTAAAACTACTTCAGTTGAGCTGGCATACATGGCCTCACGCATGAGAAAGATGGTGCAGTTAATGGGCTATCAATTCGTAGCACATGACCACTTCAGTGATGTCAATGGTTGTCTGGTTTATTACCATCAACTCAAGGCGACTAAGAGCAGAACAACTGGTCTGTATGGAGCACCAAAGACAGACTTCATGAAGTTCCCTATGGTATTTACCAAGCATGAATACAAGACTTGGAGAGACTATGTTATCTGGCATGCTGCACAGTTACGACTGGCAAAGGCTGCTGAATACCCACCTAACTATAACAACTGCTATGAGTTCAATAAGAGCTGTCCTTACTTACCACTCTGCGAGCATCCGAAGTGGGACGTTGACAGATTTGTTGAAATGGATGGCTTCGTTGTTATACCTGAAGACACGGAGGTTAAGATTGTCAATGATTAAGGTATATATTGCATCTCCCTATACACTGGGAGACACAGCAGTCAATGTGAAACTTCAGATAGATACAGGAAGCTACCTTATCGAGAGAGGTTACTCTCCATTTCTGCCTTTGCTTGCTCACTTCATTCATCTTGTACACCCACAGTCATATGAAACATGGATTGACTGGAGTGCTGAATGGCTAAAGCAATGCGATGCTGTACTGAGAATTGGCGGAGTATCTGAAGGTGCTGATAAAGAAGTAGAGATTGCACGAGCCCAGTTAATACCGGTGTACTTTTCGATTGCATCACTGTGCAACAATATGCCTGTTGTAAGAAAGGATAACGGACAATGGAAGACCTGCTAACTCCTGAAGAAAAAACAAGTTTATGTATGAAGTGCTTTTATTGCTGCAAGTCTTTGTACATTCCTATTGACGCAGGCCTTGGATGGATTCAGTTCTTACGTCAAATAAGAGGTGTAGAAATTAAGTTCCACAACATGACACCTTTCGCAGTTGTTGAGTGTCCATGTGTGCATCTGACAAAGAAGGGTTGCAGCATCTACGACAAGCGTCCCGTTGATTGTGCTATGTTCGACGGGAGAAGAGATATGTTTCATCCAGAGAAATGCCTGTGGACTCAGGCAGAAAAGGAGAAGAGAGATGCCAAGTGCTAAAGATGTAACAATCAATACAGAGTTTCTCAAGTGTATGTCAGTAGGTGAGCCGGGAACTGGTAAATCAATTCTCGCATCTACCTTTCCAACACCTGGGTTTGTATTTGACTTCGCAAAGTCTATCATATCTTATAGAGGATTAGACTTTGACTATGAGCAGTACGACCAGAGTCCGTTGGGTTGGACAAAGTTTGAGAAAGATGTAGCAGCTATTGCAAAGCTGGTTAAAGAAGGAAAGTATGTTTCAGTTATTGTGGACGATTTGTCTGCGATGTCGTCAGTATGTATGGAAAGAGCATTGCAACTTGATCCTAAGAGAAGTGCAACTGGCGGACCTATCTGGAATGTACACTACTCAATGGTGAGGAATCTTATGGAAG